CATCTGTTTGCTTTCGGGGTTTGACTGTATCCTTGCTGCTGCGTTTTTGCTCACTTTGCTTACTGTCCTCACCAACGAATTTAAGTCCATCTTTTTCCTCCATTTTGGTTATTTTGTCAGATAGCTTTTGAATGGTTGCCAAAAGTGTCGCATTGATCTCTTGTTGCTGTATCGCCTGCTCCTGCAACAACTCTTCTGCTGACTTCGGCGGCACGATGTCGCCTAACTCCACAAGCCGATTGTAGAACCCCTCTGCTTTCGATATGGCTTCATTTAACGTTGATTCGAGTTCATTGCAGTAATCAAGCGTATGGCCTATTAAAACCTGCTGATTGGCCTGAAATTCTAAGATATCTCTTCCAGCTATTACGCGGGTCGGATAGCTATTTATGGTTCCGTTTTCGAAAGAATAATTCATGTAATTCCTCCATGCTTTCACGTTCATTTATTACTTTGTGGTTATATTATCACACAAAAAAAGAACCTCTGAAAGTTCATCAAAGGTTCAAAAAAGTATCATGTTGTTTTTGATGCGCACAACTTTTTCATTAACTCTGCGGCTGATTCTTTTCGCAGTTGATATACTTACATTCATTTTTTCTGCTGTTTCTTCAATGGTATAATTCAGGCTTCGTTGTTCAAATAAATATCGCTCCTCCTTTGTGAAATTGCATTTGCTCCGGAGATAATCCAGCTCTGGAGCCGTGAAGGTGTATATTTTCAAATGGAGGCTCCTTATTTTTCTGCGAGATGCTCAATCATATTCTGCCTTGTCTTTTTTAGTCCATCTATGTTGTTTCCGGTTATCTGATTATCAATCAAGGCTATCATCCCTTGGCATAATAGCGATTGTGTTTTGTCCGTTTTCTGAAATCGTTTGTAATCGTTTTGCTGTTTTTCTTCCAGCTTTTTCACGCGATCGCCAAACCGCACGGCCGGACTTAGCCAATTCCATACCACGGTAATCGCCCCGCCAATCACAATTATTCCACCAGCTGCGCCTAATATCAGATTCATTGTGTCCATTCTGTCATTTCTCCTTTGCGTTTTTGTATCGCGTTTCCTGTATCATTCCCACAACTCATAAGTATGACCAAAAATATCCGGTTTACATGGATAGATTTCACCTTGTATGCCTTTGATAATATAATCTTCTACGGAAACATGCATTTCACCTTCGAGTGTTTTGACATATAATTCCCCAGCATCTTTAAAATACATTCCTCCATTGGCAAGTTCTGTTGATACCCATTCTGGAGCATAAAATGTTCCGTCACTATAAGTAAAATCCCCGTCGTACTGAAATGCCTCGATAATAACCGGTTTTTTTCGATATTTAGCCATGTTTATTTCTCCTTTAAATTTTTGTACCGCATCGCTGCCCCTCGTGCCGTTGCCGCTTGTTCACGGTCCCATCCGGCTATGCGCAGGCGGTCATCAAGATTCCTCAATCCATTTTCCTCGTTAAAATCCCTATATGCCTTGTTTTGCTGTGACAGAAGAAATGACTTTCTGTCATAATCTTGTTGCAGATCAAATTTGAGTTGTTCATCTTTACAGGCATTAATGGCAGTCTTAAGAACTTGTACTGTCCGTTTTGTTTTTCTGATCCTCCTTTCCAATGCCCGTTGCTGTTTATTCAGTTTTTCGATTCTCCTGCTTTCTCCTGTATCAATATCCTTAAACGGGTTATGTTTCCCGTCTCCGGGGCCGAAAGAATGCCGGCAGTTCGTCCCGGATAATCCCGTAACGGTCCCGTATCCGGTAGTTTTTACAAAATCGGGAAAGTTGCTTTTTCCAAGTCGCGATAAAAATTTTCCTTGCCACCATTCGTGATTGCCCGGGTTTTCCCCGCCATCACCGGTTCTTGCTCCCAGGTGCGCAGATGTCAAGATGATATCCCATTCCATTTCATCCATCCGTGCGATCGTTATCTCGCTGGACATTTGAGCTATTCCCGTTCTCACCGCCCGTAGCGTAGCGGTTTCAATTGTATCTTTTCTGCCAGACGGATATTCGATGTATACGCCATCTTGGGCAACTTCATTAACCGCTTCCCTGACCGCCTGTGAGGTTGATACAGCCCCCGAAACAGCTAAGGTGTAAGCTTTGTCTACCGCTTTGACAAACGTCTGTTGTGCTGCCTGTGCTGTTGTTCTTGTGAAGTTTTCCCATTCGTTCGCCGTGGCATTGTATCCGCGCTCAATCACCCTTGTTAGATATGGTGATTGTTGTAATGGAATCGGTGATAATCCGGCATCTGCATATATCTTGTCATCGTATTCAAGAGCCTTGACACCGGCCTCATTCATGGCGTCCAGTATTTCTTTTTGCTGCACCTTTGTCAATTTCGCGATCTCTGCCGTAATATCTTCCATTAACTCGCCAGATTCCTGCAATATAGATATCTGGCTATAGTCTCTCGGCGTAAATATATAATCGTCGCCACGGCTGATCCTTAAAACTATGCGCTCAACAATTTGCGACAATATGTAGGCGTGTAATTCGCTTGCTATTTCTTCCGATGGCTCGGACACACGGAGTAGGTAGTCTGGATATAACATTGATTATTCCTCCTCCATTCCTTCCGGTTCGCTCACCTGTGCCATTCGTTCCAATTCCTTTGCTTCCCGTTCCGGTATCCCTTCGAATTTCTCTAAATATTTCCAGAATGGATATCTGCCTTGCACCACGTAGCTATAGAATCTTGTTCTTTCCTCGTTCCGGCTATACGTTATATCGCCAAAATCGTAAGTTATTTCATATGCTCCCACCGGTGCTAAGTTATATAAGTCAGCGAAAGCATTCAGAGCATATATCATGCCATCAAGACAGCTTTCCAACTTATCCCGCACATCCTTGATCAGCTGAATCGTCCGCTGCTGATCGGCCTCTATCTGCGTTGCCGTCACAATCCCGCCAGCCTCGTTGAATACAAAATACCCGTTGCTGTACCCGCACTTGTAGCCGATCTGGGAAAGCAGGGAATTAATTCCGACCAAGCGCGCATCGGTCTGCAATGTCGGATTGATTTCATGGTAAAAATCATCAATTCCGGTTCCGTATACATTTTTGATGTAGTCCGGAAGCTCCAGCTTCGCCCTCTCGCGCCTGAATCCTTCTGTTGTGTTGGATATTCTATCGCCGCCCGGCATAAGCCTGTCGCTGTCCAGGAGTACAGTGCGCTTGCTATCAAAGATTTCTGTAGCATTGCGACTGTACGCTATATCCAAATCCCGCATCTCTTCTATCGCGTCCGAAAATATCGGAACTCCCAGCGGGCTATCAATATCAATGCTGTTGGCCTGTGGCATTCGCAGCACGCCGAACAGCGGCCTTTCTAATCCAGCTATGGTTGCCTCTTCCAGAAGACCTTTCCACGGCGTATCATCTATGCTGACAGGTTTGCCTAAATCCTTTTCACTATCACCAACATAGCACCGATTTGTGATTGCATAGTTTTCGACATCATCAAATTCCACAAATCTGTGGTATTCCATCCGGGTATAATATTTATCTCCCTCAACTTCTTTGTCAAGAAACACAACTCCCCAGATATCGCCGTTGCGTTCATCTGTGACAAAAAACATATCCGGTGTAAATATATCTACCGTTTCGCCGTTTGGTTTCAGGATGATCGTACCGTAGGCACTGCCATATTCAACCCATGCACGTATTTTAAAATATACGCTGTCTATTTGCTCCTGTATCCACTTCGCCCTCGCCGAACCCTCTATAGCGATTCCGATAGCCAGCGTGGCAAGTCTGGCTGTTTCCGTGCATACAGCTCTGGCAAAATTGATAGTGCGAATGTCGTCACTCAACCACGGCGGGTTGCCGCTGTATATGTTTACCCATCGCTGGATGCTGGAATGCATTGCGTCCGATGTAATATCATTGACATCGAATGTATCTTTTGCGTGCTGTTTAAACAACAGGCCTATCCATCTTTTTATAGTTGTCATAATTCCCATTTATCCCCACCTTATAGCATATAGCCGCCGCGCTTTCCTGCCTTTACTATGGCAGCAAATTTTTGTTCATCCAGATCAAACATCACATTAACCGGTTCAATATTTAAAGCTTCTTTAAACGCTTTCTTTATTGTTTCGATTGAATATTTTTCAATCTTTTCCTGATCATCGATAAATCTAATGGCGTGAAGCGGAACCATTAACTTCATATCGTCCCCTCCATCTACTTCCCTGAAATCAATCGTTACTCCCTCGGATACAGCCTTGATCATAACAATTCTACCTACCGGTATTTCCATTCCAAAAACTTCTATGCCTTTTAACATTACGCGCTATTCCCCCTTCTCATTGATATTGGACTCGTGGCGTATCTTACCGCATCGATCCAATGGTTTTCTTTGTCCGGATATCCGGCTATAATCTCGCCACTTCCGTCAACTTCGTGTTCGTAATTGATAAATTCTTTGTATGCCCTTGGTGTTCTCGCCGGATCAATAACAATCTTCCTGCATTGCAGCCACTCGAAAGTATATTTGACGCTGCCTGGTCCGCAGTTAGCTGCTCTGGATGGAAGTCCTGCATCTCTAAAGTCCTTGATATGTTCCGGTTCATCCACTCCGCAGCGGATTTCATAATCATCATAACCCTTCGTCTTGATCAATTCAGCCATATTGGCGGTACGTATTTTACAACCACCCATTTCGTCAATAACAAAAACTGTTTCCTGATTGCGATTGTACGCCACTCGGATAAATGCTTTGGGATCGGGATACCATCCCCAGTCCTGGCCTTGATATATTCTATCCATCCGTGATATTTCGTCGTCAGAAATTTTCCTAACATCCAGGAACTCAAATATCGTTGTTCCAAGTCCAACCGCTTCGCCCAGGTATTCATGCCTATATGCTTTTTCGTTGGTTTTCCGTAAATGCTCCGCATCGTCTATAAATTGTTGCCCCAGCCAGTCAACCGGTACTGATCTGTAATCACTTTTATGCCGGTAACTATCTTCCCTCGGCTCGTTAACATACATGTTCGCCCAATTGCTTTTGCTGACCGGCGGGTTAAATGATTTGAACACAACAAATTTTGAGCCGCCACGCAATACTGACTGCTGGACGATTCTTATTTCTTCCTGTCCGGCAAATTCGTCCAGCTCCTCGAACCAGAGATATTTATAATATCCCTTGCTGGCTTTCAATGACTTTGTTTTTTTTGCCTTATCCAGACCCCTGAACACTATCCGCTGGCCGGTGGGCTTGTAAACAAATCTGTATGGGCTTGTGCGTGACTGCCACAAATCAGACACACCCAATGCATCTATAGCCCACTGCATCTGCTCAAATACCGATTCTCCAATAGTTACAGCGTACTTACGGAATATGACCGCGTTCGCCGCTGGATCGTCCATCATCCCAAGAACAATCTCAATTGATATTACTGATGATTTGGTTGATCCTCTGCCGCCATACAGGTCGTAGTATGTGTGCTTGCCATCAACTATGTCCCAGTGCAAATCATAAAAAGGCGGCGCAATAATATCAGTCAGGAGGACTTGATCTTGGTATGTTGTTGACAATGGTAACACCTCCGGTTGCAGACTCGTTCTCGCCTTTGTCGTAACCCAATATTTTAGACATGACTTCAATGGCTTTTATTTTATCGGTAGCCTTTATGCTGGATATTTTAACATCAGCAAATCCTATATTTTTTAGTTGGTCAAGCAAGTCTTTCCTGGTAATTTCATTTCTCTTTTCGGCATCTGACCGTAATTCCACCAACCTTGCCATAACCTTGTCTGAATTGATTAATTGACTCGCCTTACTGTCCACGTTCGCAGGCTTCCATTTGAGAGACGATGGATAGGCAGAATAATAGGCTTGTCGCTGTGTTTTTCCCATTAATACTTCATGGCAAAATTTTTCTTGCTTTTCATTGAGCCTGTTAGTTGGCATATTTTCAACTCCTTATCAGATACGTGTTAGATTCTATTTATATTTTACAATATTTTCGAGTGTTTTTTCTGTACACATTTATGCAACGAAAAAGGGGATTGATTTCCCCTTTTATCATTTGTCGCTTATCAGGCAATGCAGTTCATAGATTACTTTCCTTCTCCACCCATAAAAGCTTCTATCGCACATGGGTATATATTTCGTTTTGTTCAGCCGTTCATAGCTCATGCGGTGAACAAGAGAGTTATACAACTGTTCCGCTATTTGCGGATTCGTGATGTTTATTACGGTCATAATAATATCTTTTTTAGCCGCATCGGCTTTCCTGCAATATTCCTTTGTTCTTATGACATCCCCTTTGCTCAATCCATAATCTTTATACCCCATGTCCGCATTCCGCATATAGCGTTCTCCTTTCAGGTGCTTTTATCTTGTGTTTGTTTATTCTGTAGCATACTCGCCAAGTTTGCAAGCTTGATATATTTCCTCCTTGCTCGCGCTCGGTGCGACACTGCGGCAATCAGCTTTTTTATCGCGTGTGCAGAATACCTTGCCAAATACGTCGTCCAATTCTTCGTTGCCCAAATATTCATCCAGTACTGATGTCACATTATAATAGCTATCATAAGTCTCCCAGAATTCATTGTTTAGGATTATGTATCTGTCTCCTATCTTATCGCCACCGGACAGTAATATCTTTTCGATTAGGGTACTATCAGCAGTTTTGTAATATGCCTTAATCTCCTTTACCAACTGGTCATAATCATAACTTTTAACCTCAACACTTCGTCCCATAAATCAACCTCCTAAAATTAACCTAGCAGACAATGTTGTTATCTAAGATGTACTGCAACCCTTCGGCCATATATCCAGGCTGGCAGTTCAGGGTTACGTATTCTTCAACATCTTCATCCCATATTTTCCGTTCTATTTCTTTTAGGACTTTCTGGGCAACTTCGATAGCTTTTCTTTCTTCGTCGGTTAACTTTATGTCAACCTTTACATCAAACCGTACCATTCTTTTTTCTCCTATCGTCAAATTTCATTTTTACCAATCAAGCTTCTGCCCACAATTCCAGCAATGTATAATTTCTTCATCGTTACCCACACCGCCCATTAAGTCATAATCGCAGCCAGGGCAGTGTATTATCTCTCTATTGCAAGTGTATACAGGCTTTTCTGGTATCTGCTTTTCCATCGCCCTGACAGCTATTTGTTTCGCCTCTTTGGCTTCGCTGTAGTTTCTTGCATTAACCCC